TTCCTCTACTACATAATCAGTGCGATCAATAATGCCATTTGCAAGTTTATAGTTCTTGAGAAATCTACCTGCGTTTCTTCTAATCTGACGCAGACCCTCCATCTCAAACCAATCCATGTTCCATGCTCCCCACTCACCATCTTTCTGTGATTTAGCTAAGAATTGCAAAGGTTGAGTAAGTGTACCCAATCTAGTGTGATCTGTCTTCACACCAGATTTAGCTTGCATTGCGTTGATTACTAATGCCATAACTCTATTATTTTAAATTTCTAAATGCTTGTTTAGTTACTTTTCCTCCACTTGCAAGTGAAGATTTGCCTAAATTACGAAAGGGACTTCTAGATAATTTAGTCAAATTATCTGAATTTTTAGCTTTTTTAAATGAATTTGTTTCAGTTTCAATCTTATGAGCATATCCTCGATTAGATTGTTGAACTTTTGCAAAAGCAACTAAAGCACAAAATGCTACTAGTCTATCTACGTTTAAACCCTCTCTATACTGCTGCATTTCTTTTAGAAGTATTGGATCTTTGATGCGTTCTATACCATATGTAGTTTTAACAATACTACCATCTGGTTTTGTTTCTACATTAAGCTCTTCTGTCAAAAAATTAATACCATAAGAAATCAAGTGTGTTTTAAATAGATTCCCTGTATTGCGCCACCCATATTCTTGAAATACATTGTTGTTAGAACCCAAATCTTTTAGGAACAAGATTTGAGATTTTGGAACCATGTAATGTTGTTTTTTCTTATGAATCATGTGTTGGATAAACAAAGAAATATTGTTCTCCACTATTGTCCATGCTCCATAATATTCAATTAATTTTTCCAGTAGTTCGTGGGTTTTATTAATGTCATCGTATCGCCCACACCAAGATGCTACCAAATGATCTTGTTCTATATGATTCTCTATTGTACCATCTATCTTCTTTTTTGTTATTTGAAGTGGTGTCTTATAAATAAATATAGAACACAATGAGTCTGATGTTGTTGTGTTATGTGTAACTATAGCATGGTCCGTAACATAAAGATTATTAGGTGCATCAACTGATATACATACAACTTCTGCATCATCTACGTATTCTATGTTTGTTATATATTTACTAAATACTTTTGATGGTCTATAAATTTTTCTTTTTCTTGTTAATATAAAAGGATTAAGATATTCAGGTAATAAGACTCTTACTATATAAGAATCTAAATGAGTTGTTTTTTTACATCTTATTTTTGCTATTCCCCCTAATGATTGAACTAATTCAACAACTTGATAAGCTAATCTTTTTGATGATGAATAAAACTCTGCTCCATGATTTGAATAAGAACCATCTGTATCCATTAACCCTTGTAATAAAGATAATCTACTAGATCCCATGGCATACATGTATTCTTGAGGTATAAATTTATCTTCAGACCTTTTACCTTTCAAACCTAATTCTCTTAATCTTTTAGTTAATGAATTTTTTGAACCAACTTTTGTAATAATTGCATAGTCACAATTTGAATTTTTAACTTTTTTTATTACTAAGTCATCTTCTAATATGTGCTCAATAGAATTAATTAACTCTGTGTCAATTGTACTAAATCTAATAGATCTTTGAGATAATCCTCCATCACCTAATAGTAAACCTAGTAAATAAGAATTAATAGGTAATACTTTACCAAGATCAAAACCAATAGGCTTAACTATTGGAATAGACCATTTATTTCTATTTTGCTTATCTTTATAATAAGTAGAAATTGTATATTCTTTTTTAATATTTCTACCAGTGCCTGTATATGTAATTGTTTTAGTATTGTCTAATAAATCTTTTACAGAAAGAGTGATATATCCTTTTGTTCCACCATTTAGTTTTACATTCCATAAATGATCTTCACATACTTTAATACTGTGACCATCACTGAATGTTATGTTACACATTTTTTTAACTCCTTGTGGGTAAACACCAATTACATTAATAGCTCCTCCATTAGAACCAATTACTTGATCTCCTATTTGTATATCACCTATTCTTTTTCTACCTGTTGGGGTATATAACATATTATCAACATGTTCTGCTTTTCCCTCGCCTATTGGGTCAATAGATGCATAGTAAGTACCCCATGGTGCATCTTTAATTGGTTTTTCCCACATCAATATGGCCCCCTCCTTGTTCTCTGTCCTAGGAGAGAGTGGAAATTCCATGATGGGCAAACGCTTAGTTGGCTTTGCCTCTATCTCACCTTTATCGTTATATATTAGCTCAATAGTCTCACAGTAATATTCCTTATCTTCTATTCTCCTGAGTTGACTAGTGATCAAGTGGAGGGGCCATACTGAAGACTTCCTGTATGCAAACGCCTCTTCAATATTAATAGGCTTTTGTGATACACGAAGTTGATAGTCGTTTGATTTAAGATCTTTCTTCCATTTTTTACGTTCCTCTAGAATCATATCTAGAGAATTTTCAACTAATGAATTACCCCATTTATCAATACAGGGTATCATACTCCACTGTTCAGGAATGAATAGACCACATAAAGCTGTATCTCCATTCTCATTAATTAAGTTTGTACTTACTGCTAAGACATCCTTAGAATCTGGATTAAAAATTATATCGCGCAATGGTTCACATTGATCCAAATCACCCACAGAACCCGCAACTGCAAACATTCCTGTATACACCATACCAGATTTTAGAGCTGGTAAAAGATATTCTAATGTTTCATTCATGCGAGGTGCAACCCCTGCTTCTTCATGAAAAAAGAAAGAACATGGACCACCTACACCATTGATTGGGTCTTTTTCTAAAGTAACCCCAATCATTACTGACTTCAATCCTATATCTTTCTTTCTACCACCTTGAGTTATCTCAATTTTTTGTTCCCAGTTAAATGTCTTATCTGGTTGTGTAGGGCGATACCAAGCTGTATGTGTATTTAAAAAGTTACGATATTCATCTAAGAAACGCCAAGTACCTTTCTCATTAATAAAATCTTTTAAGGATGCTGCTATCTTATTAATCCATCCTTCTTCAAACCAAAACCCATTAATCATTTTGGCTGCGTGGAAATAAGAAGATGCAATCTGGCGTTTCTTGAGTATGGCTACATGTTTATAGCTATATTTTGCAATATCCTCATATAAAGCCATGTGATACTGCGCATCCCTTACATCCGCGAAACCAAACCTCGCAATTTCTTTATTATAGATTGGAAGAAAGTTAAGCCACATGTAATAATCCCGCGTAAGGTACCAAGTGTTTTCTTTGTTCTTGAATATAACACCCATCCTACACTTTTCTTTTTCAAAATCCCAGTATTGAATGAAGTCTCTTGATCTAATGGGAGCTGCACAATAGAATTTGTAACTATTAAAATGTTTGGCTTGGGAGTTAAAGAGCAAACTTGTTTGGTCAAATTCGTATTTTCCAGGTTCTTTAAATATTGAGCGTAAGAACTGCACAAAGTCTTCTCTTGTTGTAAATTCGGTGTGGGACCACAGTTCTGTAATGGTGTCATAGGTAGGTATTTTTATAAATAATTCCATTATAAGTCCATAATTTTACTCTCATCACCACCAATCTTATAAAGGATATTCACCACTGTATTTACATCTCTTGACTTGATCACTATCAAATCAGGATCATTTGGATTGTCAAAATACTGAGTACAATCCTTCCTTTGGAACGCACTCCATAGTTCTGTATGGTGATTGTAATGAAACATCCAATGGTAAAGAGATTCTTTATTGGTCATATGCAAGATTTGCTCCTCCTCTAACTGTCGATTGTTGTTCCTCCATCAGATCTTTATTCACTCCTTTAAAAGATGATCTAATTTGATCAAAGTTTTTTGCAACACTTACAATAGAGTTTATATTACCGTCTCTACCATCTGTTATGCTTTGTGTTTCCATATACATTGCCAATCTATCAAGCATTTTTTTAATGCCCATATAAGATCTAAGTGTTGGGGTCTCATACAACTTCTTGCAAAACGCTATAGCTTCAATCACTACTTGATCCTCACTACTAAATGTATTATTAATTTGTTTAAAAATCAAAGACTCTCTATCAGTTTCTGATACATCAAAAAATGGATTTAATTCTGGATTAGGGCAAGTCATATAAAACACATAGGCAAAGACATCAATGTAATTTTCAGGATAATTGTCTATGATCACCTTTAAATCTTTTAAGATATAACAGTGTTCACTAGGAATAACTTTCCCATTGACAATATCAAAGATCCTTACCATATTAAACATATTTGACCTTCATTCACTATGAGTTTGAGACTATCTTCAATCTCTATTATTTCACAGTGTTCAATTCCATTTTTACTAATATAGACTTTATCACCAGGGTTAATTCCTGTGACCTCTTCTCCTATAGCAAATACTTCAAGCTGTGTCCACTTAGCAAAGTTATCTTTGTTTATTTTGTCTTGGACATCTTGTGTCATTTCAATAACTGATTTCTCAATGTGTGGACGATTAAGTAGCACACGTTTTCCTTTTAATATCATAGTTTTTTTGTTAATTGATAGTGTTGTATTAACTGCATCACTTCATCTTTACGATAAGGAACTTGATAAGGAATAACTTCTTTGACTATAAAGTTACCATCATTATCGCGTAAATAGATGGGATATCCATAAGAATCTTTATCAAAGTCTTCTTGAAATATGATGTGATTGAGCGTTAATTTCCCAGGTAAATACTGGGGATTATGTTTGATTATAATATACATATAAATAGAAAGCTGAATTGCATAGTGATTCAGGTTACAATCGTCTAGATGATTCAGCGGATATAGCATCTTTTGAGAAATACCTTCATAATTCTTAAAAGAAGTGGCTTTGATCTCCTTGTTGGTTTTATAGTCTAGGATGTCAACTTTGCCATTAACAATAGTGATTCGATCACTTTGTCCTGCTATACCTGCTGATGGAAGATACAGAAAAAATTCTGGATACACTCCTTCATCTAACTTTTGAATTGTAGCTACCTTATCTCCTGACTCATCATAAGTACAAGGAAACACAGGCAGCAGTGAATTATCGTATGAAATTGAATTACATTCTAGTATGTCAGACTCTCTTTGATTGTGATACCAATTTCCTAGTTGTACACTTCGTTCTGATTCTTTAGATCGGAAGAGCGTCGTGTAGGGAAAGAGTGTAACACGCTGTG